ACCCAGTTATCTCTGTCGCTAAAAACCATATTTTGTATCTTGGGAGTTACATACATTTTAGGATCAAACCATGGATATACAATGCTGTGTAGACCTACGTAGGTAAGCCAATGTGTTTGCCACCGTCTGTCATACCATTTGGGAATATGTCCATACGGCATGGGATTGGTTCTAGAAAGCCACGGATGATCTGCAGGCGCTGTTTTTAAAAAATTTTTTATCAAATGTGCTTGTTTGACATGTATCAACGGGGCGTCAGGAGTGGAATAAAAATATTCGTCATGATCTTCTGGTCGATTCAAACATTGGGTTCGTACATCTACCATGCTGCTGGTCAATTCGTGAAATCCAAAATAAAATTTACCTTGATTAAACTTTACATTAGAAATTTTTTCATGCCCATACACAAATACCACACGTTTTTCTGAACATAATTTTTTGTATTCTGGAATCAAGTCACGGTGCATGCTGCCGGACTGTCGCCAAGGACTTGGTACGGTGCCACCAAAATACTCAATATCGTATAGATTGTTGGTCAAAACATTTTTTGTATGCTCGCTGAGATCTATTTCACGTATCACAAGATCTTTGTACAGAGGGTTTTGATCTTTGAGTTGGTGTGCTATGGGCAGCGAAGTTTCAAAAATTTCTCGATTCATAAAAGACGTTTTGCTTCTGTCTGCCTGCGTATAAGTCAAAGACGCTATTTCGTCAATTTTTACTCCTGCATGTACAAATGCCTGCAAAGCATTATAACTGTCTGCACCTCCAGAAAAAAATAATACAACATAATCGTACTTGGCACGAATCTGACGAGCTCGTTCAAAGTACATGTCTGTGATACTTTGCGCAGGCTCTTGGGTCCAATCAATGGCACCATACACCTCGTCGTTGAAATGATACTTGATGGGGTGATTGAGTTTTATGTGTATTTCTAGAGCCTCTAATTTGCTAAAGGTTTTGTAGTCACCCACACTCCAATAACCAAAATGAGATTTTTCTAGATTGAACATCTGTGCCTGTTAGTTGGCGCTTTTACTTTTGGTAAAACTCACAGAAGCGCCATATTTTGTCCACTCATTGGATAGATGTCGTGAAAATTCCTTTGGTGGCATGTAGCTAACATCACCTGCAAAATTTTGTAGAGTGGTTATCAGTGTTGGATTTTGAGTGGCTTTTTTTATTGCCGTGTTTAAGATATTAATAATGGCTGGATCAGTTCCCGGCGGTGCAATCACACCAAACCAGCTGACTATGTTTGTGTCTGGTATGTTGAGTTCAGCAAATGTGGGCACATCTGGCAAGTCGGGCAAGCGACGATTAGAAGCCACAGCAATGGCCCTCATTTGTCCAGCTTTGATATTTGGTATAATCAATGAAGATTCCAAGATCATTTGTACGTCATTGTTCATGAGGTATAACCGTGCCTGGGTCATGGCCTTTACTGGAACGTACACCATGTCCATGTTGTTTTTGGCTTTGAGCGTTTCGCCCATGAGCCAGTACTGTGTGCAAAACTGACCAGCATAGTTGTACTTAGAAGGATTGTTTCTTACAGCAGCAATAAAGGATTGGTAATCGCTAGCAGGAAATGCATTGTTGATTGCCATGATGTTTGGTACATATCCAAACATGGCTATGGGGGTGATATCTTTGGTACTGTCATAGGGCAACTGATCCATACAATGCGGAGCCAAACTCAATACAGTGATAGATCCAATGGCAATTGTGTAGCCGTCAGGTTTGGCAGCAATCATGTTTTTGATGGCAATTGTTCCTCCAGCCCCTGCTCTGTTGTTGACCACAACTGGCTGTTTCAATATTGGTTCAAGACTTTTTGCCAATGTTCGTGCAAGAACATCGCTAGACCCACCTGGCGCTTGGCCAACAATTAATTCAATGGGTCTCTGTGGATAGTCAGCCCATGCAAATGGTAAAAACATCGCCCAAAGCAATATACCAAATATAAGTTTCATGTGATCCTATAAGTGAATTTTAGATTTTGAAGCGATACAATAGTGTGCTGTATCATCTGAATGATATGTGAGTGGCATTAATGCCACTCACATGTAGCATTTAGTGTAATGCTCTGATTTTGTCAATCATGTTGTCTGGGAATGTGTGTTCAAACTTGTCATACACAGACTGCATCTTGATCTTGAGCTGCTCAAGTTCAGCATCAGTTGGGTCATACACAATAATACCATCTGATTCCAGTTGGCCACGTGCTTGTTGGCCATCTTCGATTGTGGTATCACGTTCACGACGCCCAGCACGTAAGGCCGCATCTTTGATGCAATCACGCACTTCTTGACTCAGGGTGTGCCAGAAACTGTCGGCAATGATCATGGTGGTCAAGAACAAGGCATGCTTGCTGTCTACCACACTCTGCATGGCTTCGTTTTGTCCCAAGGGATAGATGCGACTGTACACAGTGTCATTGCCGTTGCACTGACCTGCCTTGATGTAGTCGGCTGCTTCTTCTGTTTCGCAAACAAATGGATCTACGCCGCCGCTGAGCACACGCACAACTTCTTGGCCAATGGGGTTGCGATTGCTACGTAATTTTTCACCTGCTAGGTCTGCTAGAGTACTAACAGGTTTGTTCACGCCCATGCAACGGAAACCGCCTGAGTAGGTGTATGCAAGACCACGAACATTGGATTTTTCTGTCAGACGTTCCAGTAGGCTTTCGCCAATTTCACCTTCCAGCACACGATACGCATGATCGTGATCACGGAACAGGTATGGCAATTCAAATGCTAGAAAATCATAGTCGTAATATTCGGCTAGCCAAGTGGTGTACATTTGACTCATTTCCAATCGGCCAGCTTCCATGAGATCCAGCAGATCGTGTTTGGTTACTACAACGCCATTGTTGTACTTTTCACTGTATTCTGACAGTGTCATGATTTCAATTTCAATAGACTCAGCGTTTTGCTGTTCATTGAGATACTTTTCAAAATCTCGTGCGGCTCGATAAAACAAGCTCAATGGCTCATGGGCAATTACCCAACGAATGGTGGTTTTTTTCATTTTTTACTCCAGGTAAATTGTATAAAAATTTGCTTACCAGTAATTGGCTACGGACGGCGTTCTTGTGTGGCACACAAGTAAACGGGTCACTACCCGAGGCGTCTTGATTCCGGCGTCGGACCCTTCCGGCGCTGCAAAATTTATTTATCCAGTTTTACGTCAACAGTCAAGCGTTTCCACTGATTGACCTGCGCATCAAACCAAGCATCAATTTGGTTATCGGGCATTTGATTGTTTGGAATGCAGTTGTCAGCGGCATTGGCGTCCCGGACTGATCTAGCACGACTTGCTTCTACTAGAACTTTGCGAATGCTCTTAAAGCGATCTTCGGACAGGGTTTTGGCAGCAAAAATCTGTTGCGGAGTGCTCATGTCCAACAGGTCACGACTGAATCCTTGATTGGACAACAGGTCTGTGCCCTTGATGCTGTTGCGCCCGGTCTGCCCCAGCCAATTGATCTGTCGGGGTGAGTCGGATTTGGTGTATTGCTCACTGTCGCCATGAAAGCCCACACTAAAATCCACAGAGCCATTCAGCACATTGATCAGTGCTTCACTGGTGCTTTTGAACGGTACAATGGTCATGTTGGGATAGTTTTTGGCAATTTGAATACTGACCAGGTGTGTGGTTGTGCCCAGCCCGCTCATGCCAATGGACAGTTTGGCGTCAGCAGGCACGTCTTTCCAGGTCTTGTATTTGGTACTGGCAATCACAAACGGTGATACACACATGGGCAAGATACTGCGAAAATCTGCCATGTTGTGGCTTTCTGCAGGAAACAGGTTGGGACGAATATATCCGGCACTGCTGTTGATCCACAGGGTGTTGGCGGAATTGGCCAACACATGCCTTGCTGCCACTGTGCCACCAGCACCAGGTCGGGTATCAAACACAAAAGTGTATTGATTTTGTATCTTGTTGGCTTCATCCACCAAGGCGCGATAAAAGTTTGCCGCATTGTCTGCCGCGGTCCAAGAATACACCAATGTGACTGTTTCCCGTGCATGCACAGTCAAACTTGACACAAGAGCCAATAATAGCAGTAATTTTTTCATGATTTTCCTTAGAATCTAAAGTGAGTATTGGTACCTGGATCTACAAAATTTGCATCGCCCAGGTAATAGAACGGTGAAATAAAAGACACAAAGCCCACTGGCTTGTTCATTTCTTTGTTGAAATATTTAGTGTCAATGTTGCTGACGAGAAAATTTAGCCCGGCCTGCCATGATTTCCATACATGTGTGTCTTGGAAATTTTGATAAAACCAGTAGTCCATTTCGTTGTAAAAGCTATTGGTAGGTTTGGATGTTTGAAACAGCGTCATGTCATATTCAGGATAGATCAAGGGTTTAATCACATGTTCAAAAGCAGTGCGTTGTGCAAAGCTGTAGTTTGGCCAACGTGTTAAAAATTGCAAATGTTGATTCTGTGGAATCATAAACCATTTGACCACTGTGTGTGCTTGCTTGGCCAACAGTTCTGGCATGTCTGGCGCCCAAAAAAAGTAATCGTTGGTAGCATTGGTATAGCCCCCAAGATCTGGGTTGGCACAATTGGCCTGTACATCCATGAAATACAAATACCATTTTGAATCTTTGATGCAGATCTTGGGCTTGTCAATGCCCCATAAGATACAAACCTGTTTGCCTTGGTCTAAATATTTTTTGTGTTGATCCATGGCTGTGGCACTGTGTTTGAATGGATGCCCTGGCTGGAAATAGTCACGAGTTTGAAACACCCAAGACTCATCCAGTCTACTGTTTAGCATGTCTATGCTGTAGTCGTGAAATGTGATCTTTGTACTGGGATGATGTGTGGCCACCCACTCCAGCAACGGCTTGGCAGCATAGCGATATTCACTCAAGGTATTTTCTGGTTTGGTGTTGAATGGATCGTCGCTGACATTTTTATCACCTGTTTTGGGATAACGAAAAACCACTTCGTCCAGATGAATATTGTTGTTGAGAAAACTGTACAGCACCGTGGTAGAATCCCCACCACCAGAAAATTCCAATCTTATGTAATCGTATTTTTCTCTCAGTTGCAAGGCTCGCAATCGATACAATTCCAATAAATTTGTTTCAGGTTCCAGATGCCACGTATAACTGTCAAAAATTTCTTTGTTAAAATTCCATTGCGGAAAATGCCCTGTGATAGTAGCGTCAATCAGTGCCTGTGGTTTGCTGTAGTATCTTTTATTTCCAACTGTGTAGTATCCCAATTTGGGATTTTGTTCAAACATCATTCATTATCTTCCCATTCTTTTGGAATCCATCCTAGCTTAAACAAGTCCTCACGAATCTCGTCTGTGACAGTACCTTCTGGTACATGTCCTAGATCTACCCACGACTCATCGGGTTCGGTTTGCATGCCCGAGCAGTACCAATCCATATAGTCACCTTGTTCACGCATGTCGGCCACAATGCCACCAGCATGCCGCCAACTGGCACTCCAGCGTTGATCTTTCAGCAATGGCCATACGTCATTTTTCACAAACTGCATGTTACACATGGCCGCGTAAAGATTTTGAGCGTAAGTGGCATTGCTTTTAGCCTTATCGCAGATCCACCGGGTACTGCGAAGGTCATATTCCATGTTGTCTTTTTGCCATGCAGGGTTGGTCATGTTTTCTTTATCTATTTCGCGCAAGGTCTTGTAGATATTTAAGTAATCCTCCCTGGGCTCCTGACCTTTTTCCTCACACCGTGCGATGTAGTTTTTTTCTTGGAAAGTGTGACGATCAGGACTTGATGCAATCTTGGACATAGTATTTGGCAGAGTAAAAGGGTGGTGCTCGAGGCCGGAATCGAACCGGCACCCCTATCGGGAAGGGATTTTAAATCCCTCATGGCTACCTATTACATCACTCGAGCGTTTGTTTAATTATACAAAGATTTTATTTTTTCAGCAATCTTTTTCTTGTGTTCCTCGGTCTTAGGCTTGCCTTTGTTCCCTTGACCATTTTTATTACCTCTCATCTTATGAGAATTCATTTCACATGATTTTTCAAGGTTAAGATCTTTGTAGTATGTCATAATTGTTTGGTCCGGCCACCAGGAATCGAACCTGGATTGACTGCTTAGAAGGCAGATGTTCTATCCATTGAACTATGGCCAGTGTATTGGTGCGACAGGAGGGATTCGAACCCCCAATCAACAAATTATGAGTTTGCTGCCTTAACCCTTTGGCCACTGTCGCAACACCACTATTATAGTGGATGTTTTATTTAATATCAATCTCTCCGTCGGCCAAGTGGTCTTGTTTGATTTCTCGCACAGGATGACCTAGGATACTAGCAATTGAGTTCTTGTAAGCAATTCGTTTGTTGTTGAAATCACGTATGGCAATTGCCCTGCGTCCAATTTCTGCCAAACTAAGCATTTGTTCAACGCCCGATTTGAGTTGCCATTCCAAATCCCAGATGGCATGGTGGATGTCAGTCATGGCCTGGATGTCTGCATCCAGTTCAGGACTTTGTGGTAGCTGACGGTATTTGTCTTCATACCAATCAAGTTCTACTTGATTTGCACCGTTGGTGCGAGCGTGTTTTACTCTGGCAATGCAGAGTCTATCGATGAGTTCTAGTACCGGAAGAAATTCCATATGTGCCTTTTGTATATGAAGCACAATTATAGTAATTATTTTGCCGCTTGTCAAGCCTTAAGGAGGCTGTCTCTTTATGTGTGTTCTACCACTTTGATGCCAGCCATTTCAATGGCTCGCTGACAAGATTCGCAGGGTTTGGCCAGCAAGGTATCGCCGGATTTTCCCACTCGAGTGATTACTATCTTGTGAGCATGGCTCCAGTCTTTAAGACGCACCAGGGCATCTACTTCGGCATGCAGGTATATGGCATCGGGTCTGCCGGCTTTGGCGGCAAACTTGGCTTGCAAGGGATGAGTCTTAACATAGGAATTTTTACCCACGCTGATGACCCGGCCACGACGGTCATAGATTATAGCTGTGAGATTTTGCCGAGTGGTCATTTACCACTGATTATAAATCACCATGTGGTCCACATTGGGCACATTGCCAAGTGGGCGATATACCTGCTGTTCACCGTCCCACTGATCCTGGTCAAATAACACATCAGCAGGTGTCACCGGGACAAATCGAACTTCTTTGCCGGTGTGGTGACTCTTGACAAAGAATGTCAAGGGCATACCAAAGTATTCTGAGGCCAGTCGCAAGACACGGCGTTTTTTGTCGTATTCACACTTGGATAGGTCAACCGTAGGAATTCGTTCCCACTCGCCGTTTACTTTTGTAAAACCCGCAGGACGATGCAAAGCCATTTTTGAGATCCTTGTGTTGAAGATTATTCCCAGGACTTTTTGTCGCCCTGCTGTTCATTCCAGTCATAGCCCATCATGTAGGCGTCGTATTCGGGGGTGCCAAACACAGCCAGAATCTCTGGGCTTTGGTGGGTACCATGCAGAAAATAGTGTGGGCGACGTGGACGACCATAGTAGCTGTCGGCACTGCCGCGGTCAAATGCACCGCCGTGGCGTGTGAATTTTTCTGCCATCAAGTCTGGGGGAAATTTTGTACTAAGCATTGTAGGCTCCTATTTGTTTACTATACCCATATTATAACAAATTGGGAATTATTGGTCAACCGTTTTTGTGCGAACGTCAGTGTTGAGATTTGGGCGGTGCTGTCGTATCAAGCCACGTTCAAAATTATGCGCCGCGGTTTTGCCGCGCAAAACTGCCAGCACCCTGACGGAAAATGCACAGGTACCACGCTCGCGCAGGGCCTCGTAGAGAAGCCAAGATTTGTTTTCACTGCGAGAACGATAAAGATGTTTCATGCAACGAGTCATCACACTTCGTTTTACAGTACTCTCAGTCTTGGCGGTGACACCAATATAGTGATCGTTACCGCTGGTGAGCATGTAAACAATGTGGGTTCGGTCTGATCGCTTTTTTCTCGTCATACCCATATTATAGCAGATTGGGAATTATTGGTCAACCGTGCTGTTTTTGTGCTCAATACCGTTGTAAACTTGCAACAAATCGGTTGACATCATTATACAAGGCATACATTGTGGCTTCGCGGCTAGAGAAAAAGCACAACAATGGTTTTTTACCTACTTTGATATAGTAAGGGGCTGTGAGTTTGCGATCCAGAGTCAATAATAATCTAGCGGTAGCTTGAACAGCTACAGGAGTCTCATAATCCCAGTGTTCAAGTTTGTACTGCTCAAAGGCATCAAATCCTATGTGAGTAAGTCGCCAACCACCATTGGGGTTTTGCCACCATTCTCGCATGGCCTCTTCTGTGGTCCATATTTCGGACTGAGCTATTAAATTTTTTGTAAACTCTAATTTATCGTTCATTGGGGTATACTTGCACCCCCTGTGTCATAAGAACAACTGTAAACTTGTCAGTTTTGAATTGTATGTTGAGTTTTCGAGCTAGATTGATGGCGTGCCCTTTGTTTGAAAATGACACCTTTTTATACTTGGGGCCGGGATATTGGGTAAGCATGTTAGATGTCTTGAGATTAATGGGCTTGGCATCATAGAATACTGCCCATACACCATCAGAAGCCAATACTTGTTCGGTCTTGTAAGTTGCTTTATCGGTGTGCTCAATCAGCACCAATGGTTTGGGTCTTGACATCGTTATCTCCGTAGTTTATTTATCTCAAAAACTACGTGTTTTTGAAGTTACCTCCACTCATTTCTACCACAATAACATCGTCTTTTGCGGTAGGCTTTTGATTACGCATGCCTTCTAGTGTTAGTAATAGTTTTGTAATGTCGCCATGCAGATCCTTGGCGTCACGCAGGTTCATGGTTAAATCTCTTTGACCACGGCTTTCTGCGGCCTTGATCGCGTCAATAAAACGATTAATATGCAAGCTCATTTTACAAACTGTTGCAACTCAGGCGGCGTCCAACCCAGGGGCTTTAATACTTTGCCATCCTCACGCTTGCGAACTTTGCCTGTATCTCGATCAATCTTGGCAAAGTTGGTACGCATGACCTCTTTCCATGCACCCTCGGCATCAACTCCTAGAGAATGTATTGCACCAATGGTCACAACCAAAATATCAATTAACGCATCGAGGTCGTCAACTTTGGTTGTACTGGCTACCAGTTCATTGAACTCTTCCGAAATAAGATTGCAATACATTTGGTATTGCTTTTCGTCAAATTTGCCCACAGTTTGGTCGCAGGCCCGCATGAATTTTTCTTGATCTTTAAACGGATTCATTTACTTCTTCTTTAGAATAAAAAGGACCTTGATACTGATAACGTTCCAAGGTAATGAGTTTGGGATGTTGTACCATTTTCCATTTACGATGTTGTTTGACTCGATACCAACCGGCTGCAAACCAGGACTTGGATTTTTTTTCTCGAGTAAACAATGGTAGTTTTAGCTGAACGTTCCACAAAGGATTAAACACATTGCCTTCAACTTTGTGTCCATGTACAATATTAGATGGTACAGGTGTTGCTGTTTCCGGTGGCTCAAACTCAATGTTTATGGCATCTCTGGCCATCTTGATGGTTTTATACTGTACTATGCTGTCGAGAATTTTTATTGTGCAATTGCCGTGTTCGTTTACTTCAAGTTGTCCAATCTTGCGATCATCCTTCTTGAGTATCCAATACTGGTTCTCTACTACTGGCTTGGCTAGTATCATCTAATACTCCTTTGTATGTTTCGTTAAGCCAACGACTGATTGGCTCTGCATTTTCACTGAGTTTGGTCAACTCATACTTGCCGCAGAATCGCATGAAATGCACTCCTACTTGCCCAACGTCTTTGTGACTAATTTGTTCACGAATGCAAGCATCTACTATGACCTTGACTTCATCTGGTTGTGCTGTAAGATCAATCAAGGTGCGATTGCGTTCGTAATCGTCTAGCACTCGATGCTCAACACCGTTGTGATCAGTCCAGCGTTGCAACATTAGATTGTTCCAATTATAGCCACGTCGGTCTCGGTCTCCAAAGGCCTCACGGAGACCAACTTTATTCTTTGTGCCTTTTTCACGAACTCCAGGATATGCACTGAATACATTGTCGGAGGTGTCCCCACGCATACACTTCTCAAATAGCAGCCAGGCTGGATCCGGCGTGGTTTTTGGTTGTTTAGTTTTCTTATCATTGACAGGCTTACCTTTGGCATCAAATATGCCCTCCAAAGTTAGAAGTTCGTCGGTGATTCCATTGTATTGATTAACATTGGGTGCCAGTAACTGCACAAAGTCAGTGTCTGAGCTTACAATAGTGTGTTGGTCTTGTGGGTGCAGAGCAATCCAACGTGCAATGATATCATCTGCTTCAGCAGTAGCACAACGGATTACACTACAATTAGTTCGGGTAGACAAGTATTTAGTCAACTCGTCATAGGTTTCCCAAAACAGCCGATCTTCTTCGGCTTCGGTCTCAGACAAAGCAGCTCGAGCCACGGCACGGTTTTTCTTGTAGGGTTCGTAGAAGTCCTTGCGCCAGCTACGCCCTTCCAGGGCAAAAACCACATGATCTGCTTCAAAACGACGAGCCACTTTGTTGGCGGCCATTATAGTAACATGCAAGGCAAAGCCCAGTTTGGTCCATGCGTCACTGGCACGGTGTGCCGAGTGTCTAGCACGGAAAAACATATTGGCTGTGTCAATCAGTAGATATTTCATTGTGTCCTAAAAGGTTGTTATCTATGATGTATTGTAACACATGATTTGCCCAAAGTCTATGACTTTTGGCATCAAAATGGTAACTAGCCGCATTTGCGTAGGCGCCGCCGTTGTTTTTTAGCCAATTATGATAGGATTCTTCCCGAATATATGGGTGCATGTAATTTACACCCCAGTTGTAGCGATTTTGGATGTCGCTAAATGTACTGTGCCCGCTGAAGAACAAATGACGTACACCCAAAGTTTTAAGGTCTAAATGCATTTTCCAAATTTTTTCATGGGCTTCGATAGTTTTAACATTCCAATCTACATTTACAATATAGTCCTTGTAGCGTTTTTCTAATTCAGACGGCACGGTATCTATGCCCGATGCATTGACTTGGTACCAAGTACCTTGATGAAACCATTCTTCTCTTTCCCAAGTGGTCCATTGCAAGATCATAAATGTGTCAGCAAGCCGGTTGCGATTGGTTCTAATCCACTGAGTGGTTGTACGTATAACGCGATCGTTGCTACCACCAGCCATGGCTTCACAAACAAGCGTGGCGTTTAAAGCGTCGGCTACATGCTTGCCGTAACTTACTGCTAAATTAGCAGGATGTGGCTCGTCACCGCACTCCCATAATTGTCCATCGTCACAAGCCCAAGAATATGAGACTGCTGCTTCTGCGGCTGCACTGTGACTACAACCATTTACATACAAGATCATTTTTGTAGCAGTACTTTTTCAGTCTCTGCGGCAACCACACGCTTGCGAAGGCTACTGCTTGAGAATGAATGATCTCTACCATTGAACACAATTTCAATGTCACGCATTCTACATTCCTCTATACCAGAAAAGTTTTTGTGTTGATATTCTATACCAAGAATACGCACATCAACCGGAAGGATTAGGAGTAGGTCAACAAGATCTTGTTCGGTTTGGTACACAACAACTTCATCAACGTAACGGCATGCGGCCAACTGTATCTGTCGCTCAACAATAGATTGTATAGGGCGATTTTTCGTGTCAGGTCTATCGATAGTCGGATCCGTTTGCAGCCCACAGATGAGGTAGTCACAGTGATTCTTGGCTTCACTCAACATGGCTATATGACCGGCATGTAACATATCAAAAGTTGAAAAAGTAATCCCAACTTTTTTACCTTCGGCTTTGAGTTCTTTGATTTTGTTGAATATCATTTCTTTTCTACCGGCACACACTTTAAGTTTTTATCACAAGTTTCCATGGTGCCATTTTGCGTATTCATGCGCACAATGTTTTCGCCATTGTAAACAATTTGGTACTTGCCATTGTTAACTGCCGGCATGGTAACTTGATACACCATGATTGCTATCATGATTGTTTCAATAGCCATTATGACACCTCGCTACGCCCGCCACCAATGTCTCGAGAGTTAACATATTGTCCTGCATGTTTGTTCATGGCTTGTTCTTGTTCCCAGGTTTCCATTACAACATGGCGACAAATATTTTGAAACCAACGATCTACGATTTCGGCATCGGTATCTGTGGGCTTCATCATGTAGCCTGCTTTGACTAATCGTGCTACAAAGACGTCATTCCAATCTAGTTCAAACGCACCTTGGTGCAGGTTGCTGGGATCAACATCCATTTTAACAACAGCAACATAGGGTTCGCCAGCTTCGGTGGCAATTTCCTTTTCGCTTTTCTTAACTGTCTTGGGCGCCACCGGCGTCTTGACCTCAGGAGATGGTTTCTTTTTCTTTAACCAGTCAAACATATCTAATACTCCTAACATTGCGTCTGGGGTCATTTGCCCCACCCGTTGCCCCAAAGGTCAACGTGTAGTCGGGGACTGTACCAATATCCACGCTTGAGTGCTTCATCTGCTACGTGTATACGAGTATTGTCATAAACACTAACAACACCACCTAGCGGCATTACAAACACAGGACCAGCGAATCCACGGTTACGGTAATCATCTACTACCACATCAAGTTCTTTGAAGTCGTCAATGTGACCAACAACAAATTTTAAATATGTAACACCGTAAGTCTCATAATCAAATATAATCTCAGGCTTGATAGCATCTTCGTATTTTTCACCACTAACTGTTAATTTAGGACTTACAGAAAATGTTATTTCTCCAAACCAATCAGATAGGTATTCTTTGAATCCACGGTGCAATGGTTGGGTACCATTGGTTTCAAAAGTAATGTGTCGCAGACCTTTTTCATGTAGTTTATCCAACAGTTCTGGATAAACACGTTGCCATCCCAACAGTGGCTCGCCTCCTGTGATCACTAGGTGTACAGGATTGCCATTGGGTTGTTGCCAATTACCATTGGGCAAAATTGCAGACATTTTTTCCACAAGTTCGTCTGCTGTGTATGTTGGACTTAGATGTTTAAAATCTGGGTGCCAGGATGCGTAGGAATCACAACCAGTGTTAACCAGTGGTAATTCTTCAAACGTTTTATACAGGTGTACATTCTTTGCTACTTCATCAGCTTCAGTTGATACTTCTCCCGGACTACATCCAAATCCCGAACAGGTAAAGTTACACCCAAACATTCGTAAGAAAATAGAAGGGACTCCCACATAACGACCTTCTCCTTGTGCTGAGTAAAAAAGTTCACTTACCTTGAATTTCATAATCTTGTTACCTTTGTCATCCCAGTTTTCTTGGGACTCTTATTTAGATTGATACTTTCTTCACGCATTATAACACGAGTAGATTCTTTTGTCACCCAGCCCGGCAATACTGCATCCAAATAGGCTAAATGCTCTTCTGGACTAGGATGCGGATCGCTGGCTCTATCTGGCCAACCGTTTGGGAATAAAGTGGTTTTGTAGCTGGGCAGAATTGAATCCACGACGTCTTGATAGATATTTAGAGAATCGAAGTTGTCCATTGCTAAAAACCTCCAGGTTACTTGACGATGCTCTAATAATGTTTTTACAGCCTTGATGTACGACAGTGTTTTTATTAATAGGCCACGCTCATCAACATGGTTAGCAAGATATTCTTTATTGTAGATTGGACATGTGTACATGTTACCTAAGGTGTGCCAGCGCCCGTCTACATACCTGTCTTCCCTGGTAGCAGTGGTCCAGCATACAATTACAGTATCATCTGGACCAAAGTTGCTACGTTGATCTGCTTCCATAACACTATTGAATATGTACTCGTTGCCACCGCCGCTTTGCCCCCAGTTTTCAAAGTAATCAAATTCTGGGGCGAGGCAGTCTGCCCAGGTGCTCCAGCGATAGTTTGTAAAACTACAACCAAATGCAAACAGCCTTTTCATGCTCAGGCTGCTAGTTGTTTTACAGAGAATGAGCCTTGTGCCTTGGCGGCACCCTTACCACGTTGAGTAGCTTTGCTATCAACTGCTCCCACTAGATCAACTGTGGCTTTGCCAAAATTACGACGTCGAGCAAAATAAAACAACTCTAAAAACCTGTTAAGACTCATGGTTTTGTCTTCAGGAAAATCTAAATGGTAAGTGGTTGCGATTTTCTTTAATGGTTTGTTGAAACTAAGGTAATCCCAAATATTATAATCTAATTTGAGATTCATTGGATAGTTGTTCCTATCTTCATATTTGATATAATAACTTCTTTGCAGGTTCATCAGGCTAGACAACAAGTCCTGAGGCAAGTCATAGCGTTGTAAGAATTTTTCTAACCAGTTGTAAAGATCTTCCACTTTGTTTTCTTGATGCATATTCATACTGGTCCTGTGGATGATATTCCAGCCATGTATTTCTACACCAATTTTGGGGTGATTGATTTTGCCTGTTAACATCCAGTTGGAAAAATATTGTCTTGCTTCTTGTTCTTCTTTTTTGAACCATTCGTTGGTCATAAAAAATTCAAATAAGTCTTCGTAATAATCATTGTAACTGATGTCAAGGTATTTGTTTATAAATCTAGCTACCAAAGTAGCAAAACCGTTGATGTGCATGGTGGTTTGAAACCAAGCAAAAATTTGTGCGTCTAGCATCACAGGTGTAGGCATGTCCTTTGTACCAGTGATAACGTCAATACTCTCTTCAATGTGCTCCACGCTGTAACTACCAGCAAAATAGTCAGTAACAGGTTGGCTGGTGATCTTAAACAGTTTCTTTTGCAGCAAGTTCATCTCGGCATTTTCCAACAACTGCGCCTGGAATACAGTGATACCAGTGTGTTGATTCAAGTCGTACAGTTGATAAAAATTACGCTTCCATGAATCCAAAGTCTCGCCAGGCAATCCTAGAATCAACTCTGTGTAGGCTGGAATGTTGCGTTGATCACACAGTTCAAACACTTCGTTCAGCTTGTTCATCTCCATGTTCTTGCGACGAATGTTTTCCAATACATCCAAGTCCAGGCTCTGCACACTGAGTGTAAGACCTTGATTGAAGCCTCGAGCATCCAGCAGTTTTTTAACAATGTCAATGACTTCTTTCTTTTGATTCTTGGCCCAGGCTACAGAGAAGGTTCTTGGACTTCCGTACTTTTCCTGCATTTCAATAATTTTGTCTGCAATCATGCTGTCGCGCTCGGCAAACATACCAAAGTTGGCATCAGTGATAGAAATCCAGTCAAAATTGCGTTTAGCCATCCACTCTAGTTCGGCAAACACACGTTCAAGCTCAAACTTCTTGACCTTGTTGTATGTGAGACTGCCCCAGTCACAAAATGTGCATTGAAACGGACAACCGCGATTGGTTTCCAATGTGCCTTGCCAGGTAATTTCAGGATGATCCGCCATCATTTTATCAAATATGCCTGCTAGATAAGGACTGGGCACCTCGTCTAGGCTTTCAATACGTTTTGCATCTTGAGTTTGTACAGCCTTGCCATTGCGATTGATTAACAACCCAGGAACTGATTCCCAGTCACGACTTTCAAAAGATTTTAACAATTTTTTGAATGTAATTTCGCCCTCATAACAAATAACAAGATCCATAAAAGGTTCTTTAACAAACAGATCCGGATCAGTGATAGCTGGTTCGGGACCTCCAAACACAGTTAATACGTTGGGATTGATTTCTTTGATGCGCCGTGCCAACTCATAGTTGTAGCGATGATTCCATACATAGGTGCTGAAAGTCACAATGTCATTGAGTGCCAGACGTTGTGCTGTGGGTTCCAGTGCATCTCGTCGCCAGATCCAGTCTGTAGCTTCAAAGCGTTCACGTATGGCCGGATCAGCCAGACTATAACTCCATACCACACCTGCAGAATAAGGCAAGTAATATGCATTGAATTCTTTTGGCCCTTGCTGAAAATTAGGTTGCACAAAGGCAATAGAATGTTTCATATTGTATTTACACTTTAATTGCATGCGGATTTGCAAACTGAACCATTTGATGATTAATGTCATTTTCGGCTAGTTTTTGCCAGGGGTCTTGTGTGCCTTTAAAAATATTTTCAAAAAATTCAGTGCTTGCACCTTGTTTGCGCATGTGCATGGCCAGTTTTGCACAGTCTCGATGACGTAAATCTATCATTTCTTTGCTGTGGAAATCTCTAGGATCATCAGGCTTGCCTTCGAGCATGGGACGGTTAGCAAAAATATCATCGTTGTTGTTGCCAGTCAAATCAAAGCGATCATGCAGCACATCTACTTCAATGCGTTGATAGATATCTAACATGTATGCTTGTTGACTGACCCAACCATCTTGTGTAGGATGAGGACTGATATAGCCCAATATATCATACCATGTTCTAGGCACTATGGGAAAGATTGAATATGGGTGCATGCGATGAGTGCAAAAACTCAGTAATTTGAACTGGCCGGTATAACTCAATATTGTAGTATCCCAACTAGAGCTTTGCATTACAGCATCATCGTTCCAGATTACCAACCAATCACTATTGGTTTCACGTACCATGGCATTGTTGTACTTGTGTAAGTTAACGTAACCCATGCGTTCAAATTTCATGGCAGTATAACTTATGTCACGTTCATCCATCCAAGGTTGTAGCTCATTTTCAAAGTATGAAAACCCTACATTATCATCGTTGTCAAAAGCAAACATGATTTGTACACGACTGATATCGTCAGCTAGGTCTACTAAACTACGTATACTACGACCCAGCGATGCTGTTCTACCGCGGGTGGCCAGAAGCACAGCAATGCCATACTCAGATTTTTCCATTGATTTCTCCATTAGGCAAATAAATCTTCATTCCACTCCCTATGGCCTTCCCTAAACGCCATATTAGCCTGTGTTTCGCGCACTTCTACGCGATAACACCAAAGTCGCTCTGCTTCGCCCGGTCCCCACATTTCGGGAATATAAACACCGTTGACATATTTGTATAGCATATCGCTGAGACCTTCGCAGCCCAGTCGTGGCAACACAACAATCTTGGCCATGTTCTTGGCCTGTAGAAGTTGGAATGTCTCCATCTCTGGATCATCAGCTGCTACAATCAAGGTATGGTCGAATTGGTCTTCCAAAGTCTTCTTGAGTTCTTTGAGCCCACCGTAGTCGGCGGCCCAGTTGCGCACATCCAAGTCGTTGGTACCAAAGAAAAATTTCATTGAAAAACTGTAACCGTGAATTAGATTGCAATGGCTGTCAGCACGCCACTGACGATACGCACAGGGAAAGGCGTCATGGTACTCTTTGGTACTGGTATATTTGTATGTTATTGGCCCGCGATAAGGCATGTTTTTTTCTAGATGCTGAATCAATTCAGCAGTTGATGATTTTGCCATTGTTTTCTCCTATGTTAGATTATAGCATAGGCAGCAGAATTTATAAAGCGGGATGAATGCCAAAAAGACCGCTAAAGAAATATTTATTCAGGCTGTTGATAAGTACCAGTTTTATAATTGGCCTGACCGGGTATGACTCCGCGAACACCGCCAATGGGATCAACACAATCTCCTTGTCTGCGCGGAATTAAATGAACGTGCGGGTACATTACAGTTTGTCCGGCCGTCTTGCCCATATTAATACCAATGTTATACCCATCACATTTGTCGTCATCAACAAGTTTGTTTCCTTCATGCAATGCAGATGCAAATGCCTCACGTACCGACTCGGGAGTATTATATTTTGGAACAAACAATAAATGTCCTTTGGTCACTGGAAAACGATCTTGGTAAACAGCAACATGAAAATCTTCCCATATCAGTAAATCCCAAGGAGCAATACCTAGATTTTGTGCCTGTTCTAGTGTAATCATCTTGGAGCAAACTCCTGTTGAAGTTTGATATTGTCCATGAACTCTTTTTTAGTACCCGGATCATCTTTGAAAGATCCTCGAAGTACAGTGGTTTGAGTTAAACTAGAGTGTGCCATTATTCCCCTGTTTTCACAACAGCCGTGCGTGGCCTGAATATAAACTCCTAGATCTTTGGCCCCTGTGGCTCGGGCGATTTCCCTAGCAATGTCGTTAGCAAGTTCCTCCTGGAGAGTACCACGCCGGGCACACCATTGGGCGATGCGGGTGTACTTTGATAAGCCAATAAGTTTTTCAGCGGCAATAATACCAATATAAGCAACGCCAGCCACGGGTTGGTGATGATGGCTGCACATACTACGCAACTCACTGCGAACAACCAACATACCTTCGTAGCGGTCCTCTGTGTCGTTGGGAAATGCTGTTGCGTCTGGTGCTGGTTCATATCTTCCTGCCATTATCTCGTTAAAATACATTTTAGCCAGGCGCCTTGCTGTGCCCTTGCTGTTGGGATCTGTTTCACGATCAATTAACAGTCGATCAAGAACAGTCTCAAATGCTGCTGTGGCTTCGTCAATCAAATGGTCTCGATCACTGTCGTGTAGGTAGTCACTGATGTTGTCGCCAGCCCAGAACCTTTTACCATCTCGTTTCATTCTAGCACGAATAGCATCAGAAAGATATGCTTCTTGGTAGCCGCCATCTCCGGCCATGGCGTTTACTGCTGTTTCTTTATAGTTTACATCGTCAATGGTGTTCATGGTATTGTTTATTTCTGTGCTGGCACGAAGGCCTAATTGTGGATACTCGTCTTTTTTAAATTTTAAATTAAGATTGGCTTCAATCACAGGATCGGGGACAAATTGATTATTCATTAAATTACTCCTTCAAGCATTTTACATGAACTTGCTATTGAAAGTCAAGCAATCTCAAGTCCGGATATTGATGATATTTAGGTTCTGGGTCAACAAAAGGTAGTTTTTCTACGCCCAAGGCACAGGTTTCTAAAGTTGGGCAATAGTGATAGCCTTGTGTAAAAGTTTTTTGATATTGCCAAGGACTGATACGCAGGTCTCTACCATCGCTACGCATGCGGCTTAGGTATTCGTATTTCAAACGATCGTCTAGTAGGATGGCACCGGCTTTACCTACACTGAGTGGTTTGGTGTGTCCAAAACTCAAACATTGCATTTGCCCTGGTCGGTACATGTTGGGTGCTAGTCGTCGAGCACTATCCCAAATGCTGGTACCGTGAAACTGATATTCACCCAGTGATTGCCAGTATTCAGTTTTTAATGTATAGTTTATATTCAACTGACGCACCATCTGCAGAATACTGAGATAGGTAAATGCGGTAAAATCGCAACTGGTAACACACTCGAGTCTAAAACAAAGCTCAATGGCATGTGTGCAACCGTCGGTGACTACCACATACGGAGCACCGGTATACTGGGCTAGTGCCTGCTCAAATTTAAATAGGCTATCAAAACTCATTTACAATACCATTTCTAATTTCGTTACATAATTCTCTTAGTATTCCAAATACTTTTATAATTTGTTCGTCTGGGATTTTCCTTAAAGTTAAAATAGCTGACATTTTTTTTATAAATTCTTTTCTTAAGTTTAGATCACATTTTGATTGTGTTAGATAACGGATAAATCCTTCAATCGATTCTCTTTGAAATCTAGACATCTTGGATAACGATAGTTCTCGTTTTAAGTGATCCACTATCAACAAAGATTCATCTTGTGTTAGTATCTTCCACCCTAACCACCCGGGACCGGACATTAAGTTAAGTCGTATCTCAATTCGATTTTGGTTAGCGTATTGTATTAATTCGTTGATAAATTGTATGTTCAGAGGCTGTATTACTGCATTAATTTTTAAAGATGCTTGTGGTAATATTTTTTTAAGAGTTTTTATATTAGCACTTACCGTATTCCATGAGGCGGGATAACGAATAAATTCATAAATTGAACCAATTCCGTCGACGCTCACAGTCAATCCAAGTTTATGAATTTTTTTCAACTTTTCTAAATGCGTTTTTGTTAATTCTGTTGCGTTGGTTGTTAGTTCTACTTCTAATTTTTTTTCAATCAGCAGATCTAATATTTCTAAATTTTTCTTAGACAGAAAAAACTCTCCACCAATGATTGAAACACATTTCAATGAATCAAGTTGATTCAACGCCAATATTACTTGATTGTCTTGTTCAGTTACCACATGTTTTTTAGCCCATCCAAGTTTTACATATTCTGAACTTAATGCACTACTACTTTGAGTATTACACATTATACATTTTAAATTACAGATATTTCCTGGGTTGACCTCTAATTTTTCTATTTTGGTTTCTGATATTGGATCTGTGTACGTGTGCAACAGCCTTGTACTATTTTTATTCCCATATAATTCAACATTATTACATATTCTACATCCAACGGGTAACTCATCTTGTGTTAACAAATGATGCTGAAGATTTTTTAATTCTTCAGACTTTAAATACGAATCAACATCAGAAAAATTTGTATCAAATGTATGATGACAACAAGGTTTATACTGTGCAATATTGCCTTCGGTTACATCAATGCGTATATTATTAAACGGCTGGATGCAATATTTTTTCATTTTTAAAATTTTTTTGAACATACCAATTCCAGGCATGTTGAATCATGTCATCAAGTTTATATCGTTGCCACAATGCAAGCTGATTAAACCGATCGGCGCTGGCGGTTAATATTGCTGGATCACCAGCCCGGTTTTCTCCCACAGCTACTTGCACTGGTTTTCCAGTGACACGCTCGGCCGCAACAATTATTTCATGATTGCTGGTGCCCGTATTTGATCCAAGGTTATAGATACCCGCAGGAATGTCTTTAGACAAAGCCAGCACATGTGCCTGCGCAATATCACTGACATGAACATAATCACGCACACAAGTTCCGTCGGGGGTAGGGTAATTGTTACCATACAATGTAAATTCTTGATTGTCCCTAATACTTTCCAATACTCTAGCAATGATATGGGTTGCACCAGGCTCTTGTCCATGTCTTGCTCGAGGGTCCGCGCCACAGGCATTGAAGTATCTAAATGCCACATAATCCAAATTATAAGCACGATGATAACTGGCCAATGCTTGTTCAATCATCATTTTGCTTTCGCCGTAGGGAGAAATTGGTTCACGTGGATCAACTTCGTGGCAAGGTGTTAGCAACGGTGTACCATACACACTTGCACTGGAACTAAAGATAAATCTAATCTTAGGCAAGGCATTGAGAACAATGTTCAATAGATTCAGTGTCTTGACCACATTATTATTATAGTAATCTTGGGGATTGCTCATACTAGGCCCAACAAGACTGGTACCAGCGCAATGAATTATAGCATCGGGTCTGTGTTGAATAATTTTTATGTAAGACTGATCACTAGCAAAATCAGCCTGTACAAAATCCATGACATAATCAAGATGACGTGGCCGGGGCCTGCGGTCAATGCCTATTACACGATGTCCAGCGTCGTGAAGTTGGAGAGCGCATTGCCCTCCAATGTATCCAGCGGCACCAGTGACAACAACTACACTCATGGTTCAATTTTTACCACTTGATATTTTTCATGCGGAACATGATCGCGGTACCGGTTGCCCGAACGATCCCACTGATCGCCCTGACCGGTAATAATATCAACAATCCGATCAATAGTCCCATTATTCCAATCACTAATGAGGCCCATATTGTGATGAGGAGTCTGCAAAAGATTACACATTTTGTGATAGGCATCGTCTATGCTCCATGGTACGTAAAGGCGGTTAGGATCGTTGGCAAATGTTTCAGGAAAACTGCGATAAGCAGGATACAAAACATTACACCCAAGAGTGTCAGCCTCTGAGACGGTGTTTGAAACCCAATCCTGAAGAGCGCAGTTAAACAGAACCCTAGTATTATTAAGTAACTGGTAATATTCATTCTTGCTTATGTTGTCGTAGATCCGGAGTTGGCCTGCTGCCTCCATACGTCGAGCACGTTCAACATACTCTGGGTTATTGCTTCGCAAAGTCCCGCCACTGTATATTGCAAACTCACAAGGTTCGCTGGTGAGTTCGCCGTACATTTCAATAAGGTCCATGAAGAAGCCAGGTTGTTTCTCTTGGTCAAAGCGAGCCGCAAAACCAACTCGACGTGGGCGGTCATTGAATGGTTTGATATTTGAACTACCACCAATGCGCTCAAGAACTTCTGCTTTGCCAAAGGCCAAGCCTGAGATGTTGTAAATTGGACAATCCCAACCAGCAATACGCATGTGTGCTACCATTTCTTCGTTGGTGGCCAATACAGCACCGCCTGAGTCACGCACTAGTTCACAAACCATCTTTTCATAATATCCCATCCACCGCGACATGCCCCATACGTGGACGAAATCATCAGGGTCAATGCTTTGTGCAAGACACCGCACAAAAACGCGAGGCCGACTAGCGGCAGGTACTTGATTAATAATATAGGGTAGGCTTTCGATGCCCGGTTGAAACA